AGACAGGCCCGGATTGCCCCGCTGAAATGTCTGAAGGCTTTGAAACGGCGATTCAGTACATCCGCCGTGAATGGCTTCACCAATGAAAGGATGGTTTATATGCTTCAGATCGGAATGATCGTTAAAATCTTGCCCGATGCGGAATACAGCGGCAAGTTCACCGGCTACATCGGCAAGGTGAAGAATTACTTTTCGCAGAACAAGAAGGTTGGCGTGGAACTTTTTCAGCAGACGAATGACGCAAGTTCCAAGGGCCTGTTTTGGTTCTCTGAATCCAAGGTGGTTGCGGCGGGTAGTCTGCCTGATGCCATGATGGAATATATCAAGGCCGATCTTAACGCCACCTTTGGCGTTGCAAATCACATCCGCCGTTCCCGTCAGACCGGCCTTCCGCAGATCAAGAAGGTCATTTATAGCGGCCCCAAGACAATCATTCTGTGGGCCGACAACACCAAAACCATTGTTTCCTGTGGGGAAGCGGATTCCTATGACTACTATTCCGGTTTCTGTGCCGCTGTGGTCAAGAAACTGTTCGGTTCCACCACCCACGCCAAAAAGGTTTTGGGTGATTTCATTCAGATCAATGATTAACCTGTTCCAGCACCAACAACAGGCCCTTGATGAAACCGAGGGAAAAAACCGGGTGGCCTATTACCTTGATATGGGCCTTGGGAAAACCTTTGTTGGTTCCGAAAAAATGATGAAGCTGAACAAGCGGATCAATCTGGTGGTGTGTCAATGTTCAAAGGTTCAAGACTGGATTGAACATTTTCAAGATTACTACACCCGGAATTGTGTATTCGACCTGACCAACCCCAAAACCTTCAAATGGTTCTTTGAACAGGTTCAGCATGAAGTTCCAACCCTGATGATTGGCGTGATCAACTACGAACTGACCTTCAGGCGGAATGTGCTGAAAACTCTGACCGGCTTCACGCTGATGTTGGATGAAAGTTCCCTGATCCAGAACGAGAACGCCAAACGGTCAAAGTTCATTCTTGGGCTGAAACCGGATAATGTGATCCTTCTGTCAGGCACCCCCACGGGCGGCAAGTATGAAAACCTGTGGAGCCAATGCCAACTGTTGGGGTGGAAGATTTCAAAAGAACTGTTCTGGAAGCAGTACATTCAAACGGAATGGGTTGAAACCGATGGATTTTGGCGGCAACAGATTACCGGCTATAAGAATGTTGACCGGTTGAAGATGAAGCTGGCCGAACACGGGGCCGTTTTCATGACCACCGAACAGGCCGGAATCAGCCTTCCAAAACGGAACTGGATCAAGGTCAAAACCCGCCCTTCACCCCTTTATTGGAAGTTTTGGAATGATCGCTATATTGCGATTGACAGCGCCAACCTTGGTGAATTTGAACTGGATGCGGATTTCTACGGTTCCAATGCCCATTGTGAACGGGAATTGATCGGTGATACCAGTTTGACCCGCCGCCTTTACGCCCGTCAGCTTTGCGGCCTATATAACCCGGCCCGTTATGAAGCCTTCCGGGATTTGGTGAACAGCACGGAAGATCGCTTGATTGTGTTCTATAACTTCACGGAAGAAATGGAACGCCTGAAGGGAATTGCCAAGGGCCTGAACCGGCCTGTGTCTGTTCTTTCCGGTGAAGAAAAGAACTTGGATGCTTACCGCTACCAGCACAACAGCATTACCTTCATTCAGTATCAGGCCGGTGCAATGGGCGGCAATTTCCAGCTTGCCAACAAAATCATTTACTTCAGCCTTCCCCAAGGTTCGGAATTGTGGGAGCAATCCCAAAAGCGTATTCACCGCCTTGGGCAAGAACGGCCCTGTTTCTATTACCTGATGATCTGTCCGGGAACGGTTGAAGAAGATATTCTTGGAGCCTTAAAACAGCGCAGAGATTACACGGATGAATTGTTCCGCAAGTATGAAGAAGGTGAAAGACGATGATTGATTTAACCGGAAAACGCTTTGGAAATCTGTTGGTTCTTTCCAGAGCAGAAAGCCCCAATAAACAAGCGGCTTGGCTTTGCCGTTGCGATTGCGGCAATGAAACCGTGGTTCTTGGTTGGAACTTACGATCAGGCCACACGATTTCTTGTGGATGCGTTCACAAAACCGCCTTGAAGAACGGCTTGCGTTCTACCCACGGAATGATTCATTCCCGCCTATATGGGATTTGGGAGGATATGAAAAGCCGCTGTTTCAACCCCAATACTCCACAATTCAAGTATTACGGTTCCCGTGGAATTACCGTCTGCCCGGAATGGAAGAACGATTTCCAAGCCTTCCACGATTGGGCTATGTCACATGGGTATTCCGATGAACTGACCATTGATCGGATAGACAATGACAAAGGCTATTCCCCTGATAACTGCCGATGGGCAACCGTTGAAGAACAAAACCGAAATAGAAGGTGTGTCAAATGAACTATTCAGAAAGTATGAGCAAGCGGCAACAGCGCCGCAAAGCCCTTAACCAGCAGTTCAGGCGGATGTTCCTTGTGGCCCTTCTGATGGGCCTTGCAATGGGGTTTATATTTGGGCGCTGTTCTGCTGTCAACAGCAAGGCCCCGGATGCCCCCATTGAACCGGATCAGCTTACCGCCGTGACCCCGGATGTGACCTTGGAGCCGGTGGAACCCCCGCTGGTGGAAGAACCCGCCGAACCTGAACCGGTGCTGTTGGGCAGTTTCAGAATTACCGCCTATTGTTCCTGTGAAAAGTGTTGCGGCGAATGGGCCAAGAACCGGCCCAACGGCATTGTGTATGGTGCCGCTGGTGTGGAACTGAAAGCCGGTGTTTCCTGTGCTTCCCCGCTTCCCTTGGGAACCGTAGTGGAAGTGGAAGGCTTGGGTGAATACATCGTTCAGGATCGCCCCGCCCAATGGGTGATTGACAAATACGGTGAAAACCAGATCGACATTTATTTTGACAACCATGAAGCCGCTTCCGCCTTCGGCCTGAAGCAGTTGAATGTTTATCTGAAAGGAGAACCCGAAAAATGATCAAATGTGAAAATGCTTGCCCCCGTGGAAAATTTGATGGGTGTTGCCACAAATGCCCGGATTTCCACACTTGTCCTGATTCCTGTCAGGAAAACCCGAACGCCTGTGGTTCGGCCACCTTCGATGAAGAAACGGCCCTTCAGGAGTTCAAGAACACACAGCTTGCCACCTTGAACGCCATTGCTTCCCTGACCGCCCACAAGAAGGCCATTGAAGATCAGGAAAAGGAAATGAAGGCTAAGTTGTATGAAGCAATGGTGAAGTTCGGCGTGGATAAGTTTGAATCCGATGTTCTGAACCTTACCCTTGTGAAGCCTACCAATGCCACCAGCATTGATTCCACCAAGCTGAAGAAGAAATACCCGGACATTGCTTCCGAGTGTTCCAAGACCACCGCCAAGGCCGGTTATGTGAAGATCACCCTGAAAGGGGATAAGTCATGAGTTGCCGGGGCTTTGAACCTGTTTGCACCAATAATGAACTTCGGGAGTATTTCAGCGCCAAGGGCCTGACCTATGACAGCATTGATGAAGGTGATATTTTGATCCTTTGCATGATGCTTCAGAAGGAATTGAAGAAATCCAATAAGGCTGGTGAAACTTCCGTCACCATGACTTTAAGCAAACGGGTTGACATGAAGAAGGCCACCAACGGCCACATTACCGAGTGTTACATCTACATGAACGCCCACTATTTCACCCGGCGTGAATGTATTAGCTTCAACCGGGATGGGTGGATTGGCTTTGCTGGATGGGCCGATGATGGCAACACTAACCCGTTGCGCCGTGCCTTCCTTGCATGGTGTGACTATTTGGCGGAAGGTGGTGGAGCCGATGGCAAGGGATGAAGTATGGGATGCCCTGAAAAATCATGCCAAACAGGTTCATTCAGAACGGGTTGCAAAGACCCCCGACCGGATCGCCTATGCCATTCAGCAGTTTGAAGCCCACGGTATTGAATACCAACTGAAGAATGAGCAAACCGGACATTTCCATTGTTGGCGGAAGTCTGATGATAAACTGTTCCAATTCTACGCTGGAACGGGTAAAATTCAGGGCTTCACCCAAGTCAGAGGTATTCACAGCCTGATTCAGATGTTGGAGGGGTGAGCCGATGGCCGGTGAAAAGAACTTTGAAAACCGCCTGAAGAAGTGGCTGGAATCTGAAGGGATATATCCCTTGGGTGAACCTGTTGACCGCATGAGCGCCCCGCCCTGTGGCTTCTATGAAAAGCGTTGGGGTGGAAGCCGGTATGTGAAAAGCGGCCTTCCAGATATGCGGATCACCGTGAAGGGCATTGCCCTTGAAGTGGAGCTGAAGGCCACCAATGGAACCCCATCTGTGCTTCAGAAGCGTAATTTGGCCCAAATCAACGGTTCACAGGGGTTCGGGTTCATCCTTTACCCGGAAGGCTTTGAAGCCTTCAAGACTATTGTGAAAGGGGTGAAACAATGCGAGTTTCCCACAGCCGGGTTGAAGTCTTTGATAGATGCCCATACAAATACCGCTTGCGATATGTGGAAGGGATAGACACGATCCCGAACACGGACGCAGACAACGCCCTGATCCTTGGCACCGCCCTTCACACCGGCATTGAAGAAGGGGTTGAACAAGCCCTTGACTTCTACAAGAACAGCTTCCCGGTTCTGACGGATGATCACATTCATGAAATGATGAAGCTGGAAGCAATGATCCCCAAGGCAAAGGCCATGTTGCCGCCCGGTGGTTCCTTTGAATTGCCCATTGGGAACGGCGATTTCATCGGATTTATGGATTACCTGGTTCCCGTGGGGAAGGGCCTGAAGCTGGATGGGCTGATCACCGGTGAAGATTTGGATGAATTTGAAGCGTTTGATTTGTACGATTTCAAGTATTCCAACAACGCCAAGAACTACGCCGTTTCCGGTCAGCTTCACGAATACAAGTATTGGTATGAACTGACCCATCCCGGCCACCGGATCAGAAATATGTATTTCCTGATTGTTCCCAAGCCCAAAATCAGGCAGAAAAGCACCGAAACCCTTTCCCAATTCCGTGACCGCTTGCAAGCGGCCTTGAAAGATGCTGAACCAACGCTGATGCCGGTTCAGTACAACCCCATGAAGATTGTGGACTTCCTGACCGATGTGAAGCACATGGTTGAAGCCACAGACTTTCCCAAGAACCCAAACCATTTTTGTGGATGGTGTGAGTATGAAGAATATTGTCAGAAAGGATGGGATTATATGTTACTTCCCAAGAATGAACGCCGTGATCTGAACGCCACCAAGAAGAAGGTTGTGTGGCTTTACGGCGCACCCTTCAGCGGCAAAACCTTCTTTGCCAATCAGTTCCCCGATCCCCTGATGTTGAACACGGATGGCAACATCAAGTTTGTGGATGCCCCCTATATCGCCATTCGTGACACCGTTACGGTGGAAGGCCGTATCACCAAGCGCAAGTTGGCCTATGAAGTGTTCATGGATGCCGTGGCCGAACTGGAAAAGAAACAGAACGATTTCCGAACCATCGTGGTTGACCTTCTGGAAGATGTTTATGAATCGTGCCGGGTTTACATCTGTGACCGTCAGGGCTGGAAGCATGAATCTGATGATTCCTTCCGTGCGTGGGATATGGTCAGAAGTGAGTTCCTGAACACCCTGAAGCGGCTTGTGAATCTGGACTATGAAAACATCATCCTGATCAGCCATGAGGACAGAAGCCGTGACCTGACCCGCAAGGGCGGCGATAAGATCAGTTCCATCAAGCCGAACCTTCAGGATAAGGTGGCAAATAAGGTAGCCGGTATGGTTGATCTGGTGGCCCGTATCGTGGCGGACGATGATGAACGGGTGCTGTCTTTCAAGACTTCTGAAGTGATCTTCGGCGGTGGCCGTTTGACTGTCCGTGATAAGGAAATCCCGCTGACCTATGACGCTTTCTGTGAAGTCTACGAGGAAGCCAACCAGAAGGCCGCAGGAGCCGTGAAGTGTGGCGGCAATACCCCGGCTACCCCCGCACCTGAAACCACCGACACGCCCACCACAGCGCCCAGCAGAAGGGGCAGAAAGGTCAAGACTGAAACCCCGCCCCCGGCTGATAACTATGATCCGGCTGAAGATGCGGCAAAGGCGGCTTGTGGTGATCCTGATGGAACTTGGACACCGGGCGGCGGTGAAAAGGATGATTCTGTTCCTGTTGCTGAACCGGCCACCGGTGACACCCCGCCTTGGAACGATCTTCCCAAATGCCCGGACGGTGAGCGCATTTTCAAACAGCATGACCAGAACCCGGAAATCCCCCTTTGCCCGTCCATTGACGCTGGCCACCGTTGCCACAAGGAAGGTGGCCCCGATGGTTGCCCCCTGTGGGATCGCCCCAAGGCCCCGGCAGAGGAAGCCGCACCCAAGATGGATGCCAACCCACCCCGCCGTACCCGGAAGAAGCGTGAAGAATAATGGCTGAAGTGCTGATGATTGCCGGAAAGCCTGAAACCATCTTCAAGGCCCGTGATTTTGAATATCTGGTTGAAAAACACATGGGTTATGAAGCGGCCAAGTATTTCCGGGAATACGCTGAAAAGGCTGATGAAGAAGTCAGATCGGCCAAGGCCGGTGAGAACACAGACCTTGCTTCCTATGAAGCTGACCTTGAAAGCAATCACAGAGCCTTTCAGGACATTCAGACGGAAGCCGCAGTTATCACGGGTGTTCTTCAAGAAAAACGGATAAACCGTGAGAAGATCGCCCATGCAATCAGGGAAATTGGAAAAATTCTTTCCAACCAAATATAAAAACAACATTTTTGGAGGTAAAAAACTATGGCTATTGATTTTGACAAGATTGATCGTTCTGTTGATCTGAAGGGCCTTCAGGCTGATGTGGAGGATGCCAAGAAGAACGGCGGCGGTGATTTCCCCACCATCCCCGCTGGCAAGTATGAAGTGAAGCTGGAAAGCATGGAGATCAAAGGCACCAAGGCCGATCCCAACCGCCCCATGCTGGCCGTGTCCTTCAAAATCCTGTCCGGTGAGTTCAAGAACCAGCGCCTTTTCATGAACCGTGTCCTTTACGGCACCAAGAATGACAAGAACATGATCGCTTCCGCTATGGGCTTCCTTGAAAAGCTGGATTCCGGTGTTCCTGTCAGCTTCACCAGCTACAAGCAGTTTGCCCAGCTTGTTCTTGATGTGGCGGAAGCTATTGATGGAACTTTGGAATATGCGGTGGACTACGATGATTCCCGCTTCAATTCCATCACCGTCGAAGAAGTTTTCGAGGTTGAAAAATGACCCAAAATTTTTTACAATGATTGTAGGCAAATAGTCTACCGCAAAGCAACTGTTGTCTACTTGAAAGTTCACTTTCAAGCCGGGGCGAAAGCCCCGGAATGGCCCCAAGTGAAAGCCTTCCCGTGGCGGGGCTGATAAGGCGGAAACGCTGACCGATTTCACAAAAGCTGAAAGGATGTGAGTTGATGATCTTCTATGATTTTGAGGTTTTCCGGTATGACTGGCTGGTTGTCCTGATCGACCTGAACGCCAAAAAAGAAACCGTGATTATCAACGATCCCGACAAGTTGAAACGCTTCTATGAGGAACACAAGGGTGTGATTTGGGCCGGTTACAATTCCCGGAACTATGATCAGTACATTCTGAAGGCCATTCTGTGTGGGTTTGATCCAAAGCCTGTGAATGATTGGATCATTGCAGAGGCTAAACCCGGTTACAGATATTCAAGCCTGTTCAGGGAATACCCGCTGATCAATTATGATGTGATGCCGAACCCGCCAATCAGCCTGAAGGCGCTGGAAGCGTTCATGGGCCATTCCATAAAAGAAACTTCTGTTCCCTTCGACATTGACCGGCCTTTGACTGAAGCAGAGTTGGCCGAAACGGTCAAATATTGCCGCCATGATGTGGAACAGACGGTGGAAGTGTGGTTACGGCGGAAGGAAGATGAATTTGATGCCCAAATGTCACTTGTGAAGGCGTTTCACCTTCCCATTTCTGACATTGGCCGCACCAAAGCACAGCTTTCCGCCAAAATCCTTGGGGCCGTTCAAAGGGAACACAATGATGAATTTGAAATTGAGTTCCCGTCCAGCTTGCGGATCGAAAAATACACGGAAGTTCTGAACTGGTACAAAAACCCCCTGAACCGTGACTATTCCAAAACCCTTGAACTGGATGTGGCCGGGGTTCCCCATGTGTTCGCTTGGGGTGGCCTTCATGGGGCAATTCCCAAATATCACGGGGAAGGCTGGTTCGTCAATGTGGATGTGGCTTCCTATTACCCATCTTTGATGCTGGTTTATAAGTGGCTTTCCCGCAATGTTCACGATCCTTCCAAGTATGCGGAAATCTACCACACCCGCCTGAAGCTGAAGGCGGAAAAGAATCCCATGCAACAGCCTTACAAGATTGTTCTGAACAGCACCTATGGCGCTATGAAGGATAAGCACAATGCCATGTATGATCCCCGGCAAGCCAACAATGTTTGTGTGGGCGGTCAGCTTCTTCTTCTGGATTTGATTGAACGACTGGAAGATCATTGTGGAATCATCCAGAGCAACACGGATGGTATTTTGGTCAAACTTCGCCGGTATGAAGATTTTGAAATGCTGGACGATCTGTGTTGGGAGTGGGAGCAAAGAACCGGGATGCGCCTTGAATTTGATGAATTTCAAAAGGTGTATCAGAAGGATGTGAACAATTACATCATTATTCCTTCCGGGCCGCTTCGTGATGAAAAAGGGAAACCCCGCTGGAAGTGCAAGGGTGCCTATGTCAAAAAGCTGTCTGATCTGGATTATGACCTTCCCATTGTCAACCGGGCCATTGTGAACTATTTCCTTCATGGGATCAGCCCGGAAACAACCATCATGGAATGTTCCGATCTTCGAGATTTTCAGAAGGTTGTGAAAGTGTCCAGCAAGTACAAATATGCCCTTTATTCCCCAGTGATTACGGAAGCCAAGATCAGGGATGAAAAAGGCCGTTCCAAGAAAATCACCCGCTTCAGCGGTGGTGAGGTTCAGACGGATAAAACCTTCCGGGTGTTTGCTTCCAAGGATCAGAGCAAGGGCGGAATCTTCAAGGTTTCCGGGAAAATCGTCAAGGGCCGGGAAAAGAATCCTGAAAAGTTCGGCAACACCCCGGATCATTGTTTCTTCATCAATGATGATGTGACCAACCTTCCCATCCCGGATGAACTGGACAAGCAATATTACATTGATGTTGCTTGGGATCGCCTGAAAGATTTTGGGGTGGAACGATGAACAATAAAACCTTTCGGGGGGGGAGCGTTGAAGCATGGAACTGTTTAGGGGCTATGTGCCTACCAGAAACAAACAATGCCTTGAAAAGTTCAAAGGCGTTGAAAAACTGAAAACCCGTTCTGAAGTCCAAGACCTTGATGAATACGCCGGTATTCTTGGGGAAGAAACCATCCTGATTGATGTGGATGATGCGGAAACATCTGAACTTTTGTTCAGAATTGTTCAGGATTTAGAACTGAAGTGCAGAGTGTACGCCACCACACGGGGAAAACACTTCTTGTTCAAGAACTGTGGTGTTAAAAAAAGCTGGACGAAATGCACCTTGGCCGTGGGTATCACCACGGATGGAAAGGTTGGAGCCAATAACAGCTATGAAATCTTGAAGTCTGGTGGCGTGGAACGGCCCATTCTGTATGACTTCCCTGAAGGGGAGATTCAGGAACTTCCCAAGTGGCTGACCCCAGTGAAAAGCAACTATGATTTCCCGAACCTTGGGGAAGGTGATGGGCGGAACCAAACCCTGTTCAACTACATTCTGACCCTTCAGAGTGACGATTTCACCAAGGAAGAAGCCCGTGAATGTATCAGGCTGATTAACCGTTATGTGCTGAAGAAGCCCCTGTCCGACAAGGAACTTGATGTGATCCTTCGGGATGATGCCTTCAAGAAAACATCCTTCTTCCGGGATAAAACCTTCCTGTTTGATAAGTTCGCCACCTACCTGAAGAACAACAACCATATTGTGAAGATCAATAACCAGCTTCACATTTACAAGGATGGTATCTATGTTTCCGGGGCCAGTGAAATTGAAGGGGCCATGATCAAGCTGATCAGCAACCTGAAACGGGCGTGGCGTTCGGAAGTCCTGTCCTATTTGGAAATCATGATTGAGGAAAACACCAAGGCCACCAACCCGAATATCATTGCTTTCAGCAACGGCCTTTACAATATCCGGGATGGTTCCTTCAAAGAGTTCACCCCGGATGTGGTCATTACAAACAAAATCCCGTGGCCGTACAATCCCGCCGCCCATGATGATCTGTTGGATCATACTCTGAACCGGCTGGCCTGTGATGATCCTGAAGTCCGGGCCTTGCTGGAAGAAATGGTGGGCTATTGTATGTACCGCCGCAACGAACTTGGCAAAGCCTTCATCCTGATTGGCGATAAGAGCAACGGCAAATCCACCTTCCTTCATGTGGTGAAGAACCTTCTTGGGGATCAGAACATTGCTTCCCTTGACCTGAAGGAATTGGGCGATAGGTTCAAAACCGCTGAACTGTTCGGCAAACTGGCAAACATCGGTGATGATATTGGTGATGAATTTATTGCCAATGCTTCCGTGTTCAAGAAGCTGGTCACGGGTGATCGGGTGAATGTAGAGCGCAAAGGCCAAGATCCATTTGAGTTCAACAATTATTCCAAGTTCCTGTTCAGCGCCAACAATATTCCCCGTATCAAGGACAAAACCGGAGCCGTTCAGCGGCGTTTGGTGATCGTTCCCTTCGATGCCAAGTTCACCCCCAATGATGCAGACTTCCGCCCGTTCATCAAGGATGAACTGTGTGAACAGGGTTCTATGGAATATCTGGCCTTGCTTGGCCTTCAGGGGTTGAAGCGGGTTCTTGGGAACGCACAGTTCACCACATCCAGCAGAGTTCAGGGGCAGTTGGACGAATACGAGGAAAACAACAATCCCATTATTGGGTTCATCAAAGAAATTGGGCTGGATTGCATTGTGAATGAGCCTACCAAGACGGTTTACCGGAAGTATAAGGAATATTGCATTGCAAACAACTTCCAAGCCCTTTCCAACATCGAGTTTTCCAGACAGATCACCAAGCGCTGTGGGCTGGTGATTGTGGATAAGTGGATCAGCCGCCTTGGGAAATGCCGGGTGTTTGTAGAAGAAAGTGAGGAATAACCAATGGATACTAAAATTGAACTGTACCATGATAATTTTCAAAATTTCAAGAGGTACAATATTCCCAAAGCCCAACTTGTCATTGCTGATATTCCCTATAATATCGGGGTTGATGCTTACGCAAGTAATCCTATGTGGTATCAGGGCGGTGACAACAAGAACGGGGAAAGCAAGTTGGCAAAATCCAGCTTCTTTCATACGGATGGCACCTTCAAGATTGCGGAATATATGCACTTCTGCAACCGCCTTCTTCGGAAGGAACCAAAGGAGAAAGGACAGGCCCCGGCTATGATTGTGTTCTGTGCCTTTGAGCAGATGCAAACCGTCATTGACTACGGGAAGAAGTATGGGTTTGAAAAGTCTTACCCGCTGTTCTTTACAAAGAACTATTCCGCCCAAGTTCTAAAGGCCAACATGAAGATTGTTGGTGCCACAGAATTTGCGGTGGTGCTGTATCGGGATAAACTTCCCAAGTTCCGGAACATCGGCCCTGATGGGAACAAACACATGGTTTTCAACTGGTTCCCTTGGGAGAGGGACAACCGGAAGGAATATCCCAAAATCCATCCCACCCAAAAACCAGTCGGAGTTCTGAAACGGCTGATTGAGATTTTCACCGATCCGGGGGATGTGGTCATTGATCCTGTTGCTGGAAGTGGAACAACCCTTCGGGCCGCATACGAATTGGGGCGCAACGCTTACGGTTTTGAAGTTGATAAAAACTTCTACATAGCCGCTATGGAGAAAATGATCCCTGGAAAGAAGGACGGTGCTGAATGACCCACGAATATTCCAAGTTCAAGAACAAAAACATTCCCTATGCCAAGGTTGGGCGGCGAGTGTTCAATAGTCTGTTTGATGCAGAAACCTTTTGCACCGAACACGGCCTTGATGTCAATTCAGCTATTGAATATCGGGATGATCCTGAATTGAAAAATAACATTCAAACAATCGCCCAATACCAGAAAGCCATTCTTCAGGAATGTTTAGACCGGCTGAAGGCCCGGGCTGAAGCCTTGGTTCAAGAAATCAACCGGTGTAATGCTGATTTGGAAAAGTGCCACCCGCTGGATCGTGGTTTCTTGACGGATCGGCGGAATGAAGCCATTGCAAAGCATACGGGTACGATGGAAGCCCGTGAAATTGTGGCCGGATTGAAAAATAATTTAGAAAGGTTGACTGGTTGGCATGATTAAAGACAGCGGTGAACGCACCGAGTTTGGAACCGGCGCTGTTCGTGATATGCACAGCGGCAAAGGCCGCATGGATTTACTTCCGTGGGAAGCCTTGGTGGAGGTTTCCAAGCATTGTGAAGAAGGGGCCTTGAAGTATGGTGAACGGAACTGTGAAAAGGGTATTCCCATCCACAGCCTGATTGATTCGGCCTTCCGCCACCTTGCCAAGTACATGATGGGTATGAAGGATGAACCCCACCTTCGGGCGGCTTGCTGGAATTGCCTGTTCGCCCTTTACATGGAGATCAAGCACCCGGAACTTCAGGACATACCAACCCGGATCGACAAAAGCGAAAATCCACAGGTTCCAAAACTGAAACGGAATTTGGAACCGTGCCGCCGTTGTAAGCACCGTGACAAGTTCGGGGATGAACCCCCTTGTGATGAATGTGTTCATAAAAACAATGGGGTTGAAGATAGATTTTACCCGGCAGATTGTAAGGAGGGTGCAGAACAATGAAAATTATCAAGTCTGATGTGCAGTTCATCACCCCGATTGACGGGGCCACCATTCTGAAGCGGCTGGAACAATGTGGCCGTGTCTGCTACAAGTCCGAGGATAAGATCACGGAAGGTTCCGCTGAAAAGTTCGTTGCCGGGATCATCAAGCGTGGACATGAAGCGGTTCTGGAACATTGTTCCTTCACGGTGAAGTTCATTTGTGATCGTGGGGTTTCTCATGAGATCGTCCGCCACCGGATGGCTTCTTACTGTCAGGAATCCACCCGCTATTGTAATTACGGCAAGGGCAAGTTCGGTGAGGAAATCACGGTGATTGAACCTTGCTTCTGGCCTGAAGGTTCTGATTTGTATTGGGCATGGAAAAACGCTTGTCTGATCTCTGAACAATGCTATTTTTCTTTGTTGAAATCAGGAGCCACCCCGCAAGAAGCCCGTTCCGTTCTGCCCAACAGCCTGAAAACGGAAGTGGTCATGACGGCCAACATTCGTGAATGGCGGCATTTCCTGAAGTTGCGCTGTTCACCCGCCGCACACCCGCAGATGCGGGAAGTGGCCCTGATCCTGTTGGACAAGGTTCACGCCCTGATTCCGGTTTGCTTCGATGATATTTGGAGTGAATACCATGCCGATGTTTAAGAAGTCCGGTGGTAAAATTTTCGCCGTTCAGTTCAACAAAGCTGAAGAACGGGCCTTGGATCAGGAAATCAAGAAACAGATTGTGGAAAATGATCGGGCCTTTGACATGGACAAAGAATCATCCATCCTGTGGATGCTTCACACCCAATTTGGCTTTGGCCCAAAGCGCCTGAAGCTGGCGTGGAAGCTGTTCTATGCCGAAACCTTGAAGCTACGGGAACATTACCTGATGGAACAAGCCGATGATGGGTGGTTGGCCCGTAAAAAGCTGAAGGACATTGGGTGTGACATTGAAGAATGGTACAGAGAAGAAGGAGGGAAAACCGATGCCTAAACCTTGGGAAAATGCTGAAGGGTATCACGATCCGACAGCCTACCACGGCACAAAGAATATCATCCGTGACGAGGATGAACAGCAGAAGCGGGTGAACACCCTGATCTTCGTCCTGAAGTACATCACCCGTTTGGCGGGGTTTGAACTTCTGAACCGCATTGAAATCAAAGACCGTAAGACCGGGAGGGAATACCGATGAAAAAAGAAGTTTTGGTTCATGGGGCCATGAAATACCGCTGTGATAAATGCGGACGGTCATGGTGGATGTTCTTGGAAAAGGGCATTGAAGAATTTGGTAAGAATCACAAGCCTTCGCCATTTTGTATCATGTGCCGTTGTGGTGGAACGGCTATGGATGTTTCTGGAATTGTTAAAATCCCCGATGGTGGCTATAAACCCCTTCCCGCTGGTGAAGGATATTTCGCCAATAAAAAGGATTCTGATTGTGGGGTTCCGGTTCTTCCCGTCTTTCTTCAGTAGGGGTTGGAACAGCGGCCTTCAATATATGTGGAATGATGTTGAAGGCCCTGAAACCCTTGCAATACCTTGATTTTCTGTGAAATCCTTCAACATTCAACATTCAACAGATTACTTCAATTATTTAGAAGAAAAAATATATAGTATATGAAGAATGTAATAATAGTGAAGAAGGCGCTTCTGATCTTGAATGTTGAAGGATTTTCCGAAAGCCCTTGAAATACCGGCGTTTGATGCCCTTCAACATTTATTCCAGAAAGGATGTGTTACATAGTGAATGACAAAGACCTTTCCCAACAGGCTAAAGAATACTTTGCCCAAATCAGGAAAACGGATCGTTTGATCCATCGGCTTGATAGCACCATTGCAACCTTGCGTTCCAGCTTGACTTCTACCGGAAGCCAACTGAAACAGGACAAGGTTCAGACTTCAGGCCCCAAGAATACCCTTGAAGAAACCATCACCAAGATTATTGATCTTGAAGCTGATATTAACAGTCGGATTGATGAACTTGTTCAGCAAAAGGCCGATGCCATTAGCAAGATCAGGAATATTTCTGACCATGACCAGCAGAATATTTTGATTGCCCGGTATGTTGAAGGTGATAAATGGGAAAGGATTGCCGTTGATCTTAACTTTTCAATCGCTCAGGTGTACCGGATTCACGGGGCCGCTTTGCTTGACTTTGCAGAAAAAAACCCGGACATTCTGAAAGATGATAGTAAATGATAGTGTTGCCTGTGCTATAATGGCATTGTGAAATTGCGCCTGCGGGAAACCGGGGCGCTTTTTCTATGCCTGATGAAAGGGGTGAATACCTGTGACACCAAGACAGCGGAAGTTCTGTGATGAATACCTGATCAGCGGCAATGCTACGGATGCGGCAATCAAGGCGGGGTATTCGCCCAAGACCGCAAAGCAGACGGGTTCTGAAAACCTTGCAAAACCTGACTTGAAAGCGTACATCGAAACCGAACTTGAAAAACTTCATTCGGCCAAGATCGCTGATGCTAAAGAAGTCATGAAATACCTGACTTCTGTGATGCGGGGTGAACATACTGAAGAAATCCCGATCCTGTGCGGTGACGGTTGCCAAGAGTTGACGCAGAAAGAGGTTGGAGCCAAGGAAAGGCTGAAGGCCGCTGAACTGATCGGCAAGCGTTATGGTATGTTCACGGACAAGGTAGGTGTGGAAGGGGCCGTTCCGGTGATTATCACGGGGGATGATCAACTTGAAGATTAGCCCACAGGCCAAACGGGTTCACCTTCCTGAAGTGGTTGGCAAGGGTTACGGAACCTTCTGGAACTTCAAAGGCCGTTACCGGGTGTGTAAGGGAAGCCGTGCTTCTAAGAAATCCAAGACAACGGCCCTGAACATCATCAAACGGATGATGCAATACCCGGAAGCCAATACCCTTGTGGTTCGCAAGGTGTTCAGAACCTTGAAAGATTCTTGTTTCACCGAACTGAAATGGGCAATCAACCGCCTTGGGGTTTCGGCCTATTGGGAAATCAAGGAAAGCCCCCTTGAAATGACTTACCTTCCCACCGGTCAGAAGATTTACTTCCGGGGCCTTGATGATCCCCTGAAGGTCACTTCAATTACGGTTGAAATAGGGTTTTTGTGCTGGTGCTGGATTGAAGAAGCATACGAAATCATGAATGAAGCTGATTTTGATATGCTGGATGAATCCATCCGTGGTGCTATCCCGGAAGAAACCGGCCTGTTCAAGCAAATCACGCTGACATTCAACCCGTGGAACGAAAAGCATTGGATCAGGAAACGCTTCTTCGGGGAGATCACCGGCAAGGATGCCCAAGGGAACCCCACATACAAGTTCCATGATAGCTGGATCAGCCCGGATGGGCAGATTTACGCCACAACCACCAATTACCTGTGTAATGAATGGCTGGACACGGCGGATTTGAAGGTGTTCAACACCATGAAGGAAAACAACCCCCGCCGTTACAAGGTGGCTGGCCTTGGGGGTTGGGGCATTGTGGATGGCCTGATTTTCGATAATTGGCGGGAAGAAGCCTTTGATTATCTGGCTATTTCCAAAAAGCCTGATGTGAAAAGCGCCTTCGGCCTTGACTTCGGTTATACCAACGATCCCACGGCCCTGTTCTGTGGGCTGGTGAGTGAGAAGGAAAGAACCATTTGGGTTTTTGATGAACTGTATGAAAAGGCCCTGACAAACCGGGCAATCTGTGACCGGATCACCGGCATGGGCTACGGCAAGGAACGGATCAAGGCCGATTGTGCCGAACCCAAGAGCATTGATGAATTGCGGGATGCTGGCCTTCATCGTATCAGAGCCGCCCGGAAGGGCAAGGACAGCGTGAACAACGGAATCCAGTACATTCAGGGTTACACCATCATTGTTCATCCCCGATGCGTGAACTTCATCACAGAGATTTCAAACTACACATGGGCAGAAGATAAGTTCGGGGCCAAGATCAATGTTCCCATTGACGATTTCAACCACCTTATGGACGCTATGCGTTACGGGCTGGAAGATATGTTGGTTGGCCCCGCCTTCAGCTTCGACTAATAACATGATAGTAACAAAACACACGAAAAACACACGGTTTCCGTGTGTTTGCGTTTATTAAGCAATGAAGAAAGGCGGTAAGTGAATATGTTTCTGGATAACGCTATGGAGCGTATCAACCGCCTGATCCTTCAGGGTGGGCGAACCGGCATGACTGAAAATCAGTTCTTCGCCGCTGAAATCAAGGAATGGAAGAATAGTCAGCGCCGCAAGGATCAGGTTATGGGTGATCTGTACTATGAAGGACAGCATGACATTCTTCAGCGTCAGCGCACAATCATTGGTGAAAACGGTCAACTTCAGGTGGTGACGAACCTTCCGAACAACCGCCTGATTGATAACCAATATGCCCTGATGGTGGATCAGAAAACCAACTACCTTGTGGGCAAGCCCTTCACCCTGAACTGTCAGGATAAGGGTTACACGGATGCTTTGGGCAAGGTTTTCAACAAACGGTTTTACCGGCTTCTGAAATATGTTTGTGAAGATGCCCTGAACGGTGGCATTGGCTGGCTTTATCCTTACTACAATGAAGCTGGTGAATTGACCTTCAAGCATTTCCCGGCCTATGACATTCTTCCTTTTTGGGCTGACGATGATCACACCATCCTTGATTGTGCGATTCGTTACTACACCCAAGAAGTGTGGAACGGCTACCAGAAGGAAAAGGTGGAGAAGGTGGAAATCTTCAAAGCCGATGGCATTTACCGGTATATCTATCAAAATGATATGCTGATTGCCGATGTGGAAGCCGGTGAACACGAAAACTATTTCATGGTTGAGGAAGAAGGCCAAGAACCCAAGGGGTTCAACTGGACAAGGATTCCGCTGGTTCCCTTCAAGTATAACAAACAGGAAATCCCCCTGATCCGCCGTGTGAAAACCCTTCAGGACGGAATCAACACCATGATTTCCGACTTTGAAAACAATATGCAAGAGGACGCACGGAACACCATTCTGGTTCTGAAGAACTATGACGGTGAAAATCTTGGTGAGTTCCGCCACAACCTTTCCACCTATGGAGCCGTGAAGGTTCGTGAGGATGGCGGGGTTGAAACCCTTCAGGTTGAAATCAATGCAGAGAACTACAAGGGCATTTTGGAACTTCTGAAGAAGTCCTTGATTGAAAATGCCCGTGGTTACGATGCCAAGGATGATCGTTTGAGTGGCAACCCCAATCAAATGAACATTCAATCCATGTATTCTGACATTGACCTTGACGCAAACGGCATGGAAACCGAGTTCCAAGCGGCCTTTGAAGAACTGTTGTGGTTCATCAATCAGGATTTCAGCAACAGGGGCTTGGGTGATTATGAAGGCGCTGAACTTCAGATCGTGTTCAACCGTGACATTCTAATCAATGAAACGGAATCCATTGAAAACTGTTCCAAGTCCGTTGGTATTCTGTCCACGGAAACCATTGTGGAACAGCACCCGTGGGTTACGGATGTTGAAGTGGAGCTGGCCCGGTTGCGTAAGGAAAAGGATGAAGCAATGGAACAAGCACAGGAATACGCCGGGGCCTTCCAGACCGGCAACCCAAACCAAGGTGATAATGGTGGGGGCGAATAACCCCCGCCGTTTCACAATATATGCCGGGGCAGACATTGAGTGTGGCGGGGTGCTATTACTCCTACCCGCCAAAGGGTGAAATTTCCTTCCCCGGCCCATCATGGCCCGTTAGTCAAGTGGTTAAGACACCGCCCTTTCACGGCGGTAACGCCGGTTCGATCCCGGCACGGGCTACCAAGGCCACAAAGGAAGGAACCAAAATTCAGCAAGGCGCAAGCCCCTATGAAGAAACAGCGTGGCCTTCTATGCTGAAGTGGATGGAATAGGCAGACACGGCGGATTCAAAATCCGTTGCCGCAAGGCGTGTGGGTTCAAATCCCACCTTCAGCACCATTTTTCAGGATTGGAGGAACGGCCCATGAGAAATGCGGATTATTGGCGTGGGCGGTTTTCCATCTTGGAGGACAGCGCCCACAGAGAAGCCCAAAAGACCATTCAGGACATGGAAGAACTGTATCTGGATGCACAGCGTTCCGTTCAGAAGGAAATTGAAAGCTGGTATGCCCGTTTTGCGGTGAACAACCAAATCAGCCTGACCGATGCCCGGAAATGGTTGACCGCTGGACAGCTTGAAGAATTTCATTGGAGCGTTGAACAGTATATCAAGATCGGTGAACAGGCCGGGTTGGATGCGGCATGGCTGAAGAAGCTGGAAAATGCGTCCGCCCGGTTCCACATTTCCCGCCTTGAAGCTGTTCAGACAGGTATTCAGCAACAGCTTGAATTGCTGTACGGCAATCAGGTTGATAGTCTGGATGCCCTGTTGAAGAAGGTTGTGGGCAATGGCTACACCCACACGGCTTTTGAGGTTCAGAAGGGTGTGGGCCTTGGTTGGGATATTACCGGGCTGGATCAGAAGAAACTTGAAACATTGCTTTCAAAGCCTTGGACAACGGACGGGCGAACCTTCCGGGATCGCTGTTGGTTGAACAAGAATGATCTGGTGGGTTCGGTTAGCAAGAGCCTGACGCAAGGGCTTCTTCGGGGTGATTCCCCGGCCAAGATCACCACGGCCATTCAGAAGCAGTTCGGGGTTCATCGGTATAAGGCGGGGCGGTTGGTCAACACCGAAACTACCTATTTCAACGCTGTTGCCACCAAGGAATGTTACAAGGATTTGGATGTTGAAATGGTGGAAATCATTGAAACGCTGGATTCCCATACCTGTTCCATTTGTGGTGGGCTTGATGGTACGGTGATCCCCATTTCCCAATATGAACCCGGCGTGACCGTGCCGCCCTTCCACCCCAACTGTCGAGGAACTACGGCCCCGGCCATTGATCCCAAGTATGCCGGTGAAAGAGCCGCCCGGAACGCTGATGGGGATGTGTACTATGTTCCCGCCAACATGAAATATGCTGATTGGGTTCAGACCTTCGTGAACGGCGGTTCCAAGGCTGGCTTGACCGTTGCAAAAGCTGTTGATATAATGAAATTGCGGGAAACTATCAAGGCAAAAGAACAGCATTTTTCTGATTTGAAAGCCGAATATGCTTCTTTGGAGGAAACGAACCAGCGGTATTATTTATCTTCTTCGGATTTTGATGATCCCAATGAAAAAGCAGAATGGCGAAAGTGGCGAAAAACGGTTGATATTAACCAAGTTCAAGCCCGTATGTCAGAATTGCGAATGAAGGATTTGCCCCTTGCAAATGCAGATTTGGCGGAAGCAAGATTCCAGCTTTTGAAGGCCCCCGGCGCTTCAGGATATACCCCGGTTTCGACTTTGAAAGAAGCTGAAGCATATTGCAAATCTGTTCTTGGAATCAATGCTGATTTTAAGGGGCTTTCTATTGAATCGGTGAACGGGTGGAATCAGGGCCTTTCAGATATGCAAGAAGTATTTCCAGATTTGGTGCGGAAAAGATTTAATTTTGTTGGAGAATCCCATCAGAGAAATGCTATTGCCAAACAAATTGAGTTTCAACGGCAACTTGACTGGATTAAGCAAAACAATGTTTACAACTGGACGGATGCCCAATGTGAAGAATGGGCAAAGAAAAAGGCTAATTCGTTTGTTCGGAAGCATCTTTCAGTTGGAAACGAAATGGCTTCCAGTTGGTCACCCCGCCCACCGTTCGATCCTTGCCGGGGTATCTGCCTGAACCGTGGCTTCTATGCTGACTTTGAATCTGCTTCAAAGTCTATGATTCGTCAGGTAGAAATTAAGTGGCACCCGGATAGTTGTTCCACGGTGAAATCTGTGTTTGATCATGAGTTCGGGCACCAATTAGATAATTGGTTGGGAGTTGGAAAACAGAAGAATATTCAGGCCCTATTTGATTCCAGAACCAGAGATCAAATTAAAGATGAACTTTCGGAATATGCGTGGAATAACCACAATTCAAATCGCTATTCTGAAATGATCGCTGAAGGTTGGTCAGAGTATTGTAACAACCCTAACCCCCGCCCAATGGCAATGGAAATTGGAGAAACCATAGAAAGGTTGTATGTAGAATGGGCAAAGACGAATTTTTGAAAGAAGCCCGTAAAATGGGAATGAATGAAAAGCTGATTGCTGAAATTGTGGAGGAAGTGGAAGAAGATATTGCTTCTGGCCTTCCGATTGATTGGAAAATGTATCTAATTGAACCAGTGATCAGCGATTAACCCTATATCTGATGATTTGACCACCCCGGCCTTTGGCCGGTGGTGGTTTTTTCATACCATTTTCGCCGTTTCCCGGTGGTGGGCGGTAAACAGAACCGGAAAAATCGTGGTTCCTAACCCACGGTAAAAAAGGATTTTGGAGGTAACAACAATGACTAAAGAAAAGCTGTTGGAATGGGGCCTGACTGAAGAACAGGCCACAAAGGTTATGGAGGGCTTGAACGGTTCCTTCGTCACCAAGGCCCGGTTTAATGAGGTCAACACCGAACTGACCACCGCCAAGAACACCATCAAAGAGCGTGACACCCAGCTTGAAACGCTGAAGAAGGCTTCTGGTGACACCAAGGCCCTTCAGGATCAGATCACACAGCTTCAGGCCGATAACAAGAAGAAGGACACGGATCACGCCGCTGAACTGAAGAACCTGAAAATCAGCAATGCGGTTGAACTGGCCCTGACCGGCGCAAAGGCCAAGAACAACACCACTGTTAAGGCGCTGTTGGTTGATTTCATCGGTAAGGCTGAATTGGCGGAGGATGGAACCGTCAAGGGCCTTGATGATGAAGTCAAGAAGCTGGTGGAAGGCAAGGACACGGCTTTTCTTTTTGAGAAGTCCACCGGCACCAAGTTCAAGGGGGCCAAATCCGCTGAAAAGGGTGATGGCGCTGAAGGCGGCATGACCCTTGAAAAGCTGAAGGCCATGACCCCTATTGACCGCTACAATTATTCCGTCAACCATCCTGACGAATACAAAGAACTTTATGGAGGTAATGAGTAATGGCAAACACTTGCTACGATAACTTTTTCCTGTCCAACGAAATTGAAGATCAGTACCAGAGCCACCTTGATCTTCAGCAGTTTTGCACCGTGGACAACAACCTGACCGGCGTTGCTGGTATGGTTCGCAAGATTCACAAGTACAAGGCCACCGATGGCACCGAAAAGCTGGCTATGGGTGTTGGCAACACCAAGACCATTGAAGCCGGTTACACCGAAAAGGAATACCGGATTCAGATGGCACAGAACCGTTTCCAGTATTATGACGAGGAAGCCATGACCGATCCGATGGTCATTACCACCGGCACCCAGCACGCCGGTACGGATATGTTCAACACCGTGAACGCTGACATTTTCGGCGCTTTCAACGAGGCCACCATGACCATCGTGACCACCGCCCTTGGCTTTGATGCCTTTGTGGATGGTGCGGCCATGCTGAATCTGGAAAACCTTGAAGGTGTGACCATCTTCGGCTTCGTCAACCCCGCTGATATGGCGAAACTTCGTAAGGCCCTGAAGGACGATCTGAAGTATGTGGAAGCATACGCCAAGCAGGGCTATGTTGGCACCGTGGGCGGTATCAACATCTACACCAAGAAGAACGCCGAAACCGGCAAGGTGGTCATTGCCACCAAGGAAGCTGTTACCCTGTTCAACAAGAAGGGTACGGAAGTGGAACAGGAGCGTGAAGGCAACATCCGCCGCAACACGGTTTATTCCCGCAAGTATTACCTTGCGGCCATGACCAATGAAGCCAAGGCGGTGAAGATCATCACCGGTTCCGCCGCTGTCACCGCTGACACCACGGTTTCCAGCGACAAGACCTATTACGCCGCTTCCGGTATCGGCTATGTGAAGGTCACGCCCGGTTCCGGTGACAACCCCAAGACCAAGGGTTGGTACGAAATCACGGCGGCGTAAGAAAGGCGGTGAACCCCGTTGCGTGATAAAGCGGTTGCAATGCTAACGGCCCTTGGCGTGGCGGGGGCCGCTGATGATCCGTTGTTGGATATGGTTTTGACCAATGTTCAATGGAGGATCAAAAACCTTTCCAACCTTTCCGAAATCCCGGAGGGGTTGGAAAGTCTGGCCGTTTCTATGGCCGTGGGCGAATACCTGAACATGAAGAAGTGTTCTGGACAGCTTGAAGGGTTTGATTTGGATGCGGCGGTGAAATCCATTCAGGAAGGTGACACCAACATTACCTTTGCCCTTGGTGAAGGTAGTTCAACCCCTGAACAGAGGTTGAACAGCCTGATTGATTATCTGATCAACGGGCGCATTGGTGAAATCTACCGTTATAGGCGGTTGGTATGGTGAATAAGGCCGTGCGAACCGCCTTGGAACGGTTGTGGAAGGATCGGTGTTCTATCTTCATCCGTGAGGAAGTCACCGATCCTGTCACCCACCTGACGGATTCTGAAGAAAAGCCGCTTCTTCAGGATCAGCCGTGCAAGCTGTCTTTTGAAACATTAACTTCAACCAATGGGGATGAAGTGGCAACCGCCCAACAGGTGGTGAAGCTGTTCCTTTCCCCGGATGTGAAGGTTCCCGCAGGATGCAAGATCATTGTCACCCGGCCAAATGATGTGGAACGAACCTTCACCTATTCCCGTTCCGGTGAACCGGGTGTTTTCTCCAACCATCAAGAAATCATGCTTGAACCCTTCAGGGGGTGGGCCTGATGGGAAGATGGGGCCGGTGTGATTACCGGGAATTGAAGAAGCTGGATGAACGCCTTCAACAGCTTTCGGAAGTTGACATGGATCGGCTTTGCCGGGATGCCGCCAAGAAGATTGCCCAAATCCTTCTGAATAAGGTGAAGAAAAGAACCCCCGTTGGTGTGGTTCCGCCGTATGCCACGGATGAAGCCAAGGAAGAATATTGGCCCGGTTATCGTGGTGGTTCCTTGCGTGACGCTTGGACGATCCTTCCCATTGAAAAACATGGGGATCAGTACACCGTGACCGTTATCAACAATTTGG